GCCAGAACAGTTTCTATCTTTCATACACACCTGCCAATACATCGAACGTTACTATTATCTATAATAATGTAACGCTTCCTAACAACGTCAACGTCTACACAATCACTGGTCAAGTATTAATATTTGCCAACAGTGCTGCTCAAGGTGATGTTATCCAGGCAAAGGAAAACGTCTCTGTAGTTGTTCTTTAAGACCTAAATAAACGATTCATCAAGGAACTTAAATGTCACAAGAACAACCGTTTTTACAGCAAGTTCGTAACACTGCCAATGTGACTTTGGATGTGCTATTAACCAATCTATCTGCCAACATAGGCACGGCTTATGGGCAGGCTAATCTTGCTTATACTACTGCTAATGCCGCATACGCTCAAGCGAATGTAGGTGTTCTTATTGGTGAAGAAGCCTATGCCCAAGCAAATAGCGCATACGCTCAAGCAAACCTTGCATACACAGCAGGTAACAGCGGTATCAGTGCAGCAGCCACAGCTTTAACTGTTGCAGAAGCTGCTTATGGAACAGCCAACGCTGGTATTGCTTATTCTGGCGTAAGTGCAGGAACTTATGGTTCAGGTTCTCAAATTCCAGTAGTGACACTCGATTATCGTGGTCGTGTTACAAGCGCATATACAACATCATATAATCAATTCACTTCATCTGGTTCTGGTATTGTTCCAGCATCAGGTGGTGGAACAACTAATTTTCTTCGTGCAGATGGTACATGGAATGCTATCGCAGCTGTCTATTCAGCAACATTGGCAAGCAATGGTCACATGTATTTGGCATCCAGTGCAGGAAATATTCTAGTTCAATGGGCAGTTTACGGTGCTAATATTAACGGTGATGCAGGACCTTACAATTTTAGTTTTCCTGTTTCATTTTCTAATACACCATACTGTGTCGTTCCTATCACGAATGCTAAATTGGCATTTGGTTTAGCCTCAAGCAATTCAACCAGTTTTGGTGTTTATAGCTGTACCGGTGCCTCTACCTGTACTGAAGTATTTGTTCTTGCAATAGGACCAGCATAATGAAACCTACTTCAAGACAAGAACTCATACAATATTGTTTTCGTAGGCTTGGTCAAGGTGCCATTGATATCAATGTCACGGCAGAACAAGCAGATGATCGTATTGATGACACACTCGATTACTTCACTGAATTTCATTTTGATGGTGTTGAAAAGCAATACCTAAGTATGCTTGTGACCGCAAACGTCATGGCTAATCAATATTTCACAATGCCTAACAATGTATTCAATGTCACTCGTATTTTTCCATTGAACACTACATCTGTTGGTAACAGCCAAGACTTCAACATCTTCGACTTGAACTATCAGATTCGTTTGAATGAATTGTATGATTTCACTAGCGCCGACTACGTGTACTTCGAATTAGCTAATGAACACATTCGTACACTTGAAATGTTGTTTATTGGTGACGTTCCTATCCGTTACAATAGGAACACCAACATCTTATATACAGACTTGAACTGGGGACAGGGTACTGGTGGTCCTAACGCCGATGTGAGCATAGGTTCTTATGTTGTGGCTGAAGTCTATACATATCTACCGCAAGGTGATGGAAGATTTTGGGGAGACATCTGGTTAAAACAGTTCGCCACAGCCATGATCAAGCAACAGTGGGGAACTAACCTGAAGAAAACATCTTCAACTGCTGTATTGCCCGGTGGTATCACTGTCAATGGACAGCAGATTTACAATGAAGCGACTCAAGAAATTGCTGACCTAAAAGAAAACATCCGCAGTACATTTGAAGCTCCACCTCTTTGGGAAGTCGGTTAAGGTTAAAACTATATCATGGTAACCCGCACAATAATGAACAACTTCAACAGTGGCGCAGATCAGCGTCTCATGGAAGATTTATTTTGTGAATTCGTACAGACATGGGGCATCGATGTGGCCTATATCCCACGCGACAGCAGTGATCCTAATGGATTCGATTTGCTTTTTGGTGATGACCCAGTTAAAAAATTCACGAACAACTACACTATTGAATGTTACGTGCAATCAGTAGACAACTTTGAGGGTGGGGAGTTTTACAGTAAATTCGGCTTAATGGTAAAGAAACAAGCTAGATTTCTTATGCCTAATCGTGCATGGAAGCGTGAGGTTCAAGGTACTTATCTACGTCCACGTGAAGGTGATTTGTTGTGGTTATCTAATTTTGGTGCGCTATTTGAAATTAAGTATGTCGATGAAGAATACTTTTTCTACCCATTTGGAAAAGGTGTATCCGATCCAACAGCGCCAGAAACAAACTTTTATGCATTTTCATTGGTAGTCGAAAAATTTCGCTACAACGATGAAACTATTCAAACATCTGTTCCTGAAATATCAAATGCTGTAAACAGTATCATTGCTACATACGCTTTCAACATGGTCAATACTGGTTCAGGTATCTATAACGTTGGTGATATAGTTTATCAAACGAGCAACAACAATATTAATGGTCTACAAACAGCCAACGCAATTGTCACCAGTTGGGATGAACCTTCAGCCGTATTACAATTGAATACTATCAGCGGTCTGTTCTTACCTAATGTCAGCATATTTGATGCAAGCACTGGAGCAACATGGACAGTTAATAATTACAGTATGTTGACTAATACGAACAATCCATTCATGGATAATCCTGGTATCAATGAAGCGGCTAATACTATCTTAAATTTCAGTGAAACAAATCCTTTTGGTGATAGCTAATGTTTGGTAATAACCCGTATTATTTTCGTACAATTCGTAATTGTGTAGTCGCATTTGGTTCTTTATTCGACAACATGATCATGGTCAAGTACATCGATGGTGTGACCGAAAAGTCACGCATTGTTGTGCCATTGACTTATGAAGGCAAAGAAGATTTTATTACTCGTTTAATTGATAATCCTCGTTTGGCTAAACCTATTGAAATTTCATTACCTCGTGCATCATTTGCTATCACAAGCTACAACTATGCCCCTAATAGAAAGCTAAGCACATACAACAGTATTACTGTTCCTGGTGTTAATGGTGCGGCAGATCAACAGTATCAACCAGTCCCATGGGATCTAGGTTTCGAGCTATGCATTTATGTTCGCAACGTAGAAGATGGTACACAGTTAATCGAACAAATTCTTCCTGTATTCGTACCAAATTACACATTGACAATCAATTACGTTCCAGAATTGGGAATTTCACGCAACGTTCCATTGATGTTAAACAGTGTCACTTGTTCTAATGAATATGAAGGTGCTGCTCCAGATCAAGAGCGCACAATCATTTGGACACTTGGTTTTACAATGCAAGCTCAGTTGTTTGGCCCAATTACAACAGGCAATGTTATCACTCAAGTATCAACTAACTTCTTTATCGATACTCAGCTTGGTTCTAATGGCTTGGCTTCTGATGTTGAAATCTTCTTGTCTGATACAGCCGGTGGCAGCGGCAATTATCAGATCAACGAAATCGTTTATCAGGGTGCAAACCTTCCAGACGCCACAGCAACCGGTACTGTTTCTACATGGAATGCAACAGGAAATGTGTTGGTATTGGCTAATGTTTCTGGATCATTCTTAGCTAATGCAACAATCATTGGTGCCACAACCGGAGCTATATACTACGTAGGTTCTATTACACCAGATGTATTAATGGCTAATGTTACGATCACACCATTACCTGCCGGTGCAAACTCTAGCAACGCTTATGGTTTCGATACAGTGATCACGGAGTACCCAAAGACGGTTTAAAATTATGACAGATACAGATAGTCCACTTGCCTCAGCACTTGGAGTGATATTAGCAGCCGACCAAGTTAAGTCGGATATTGAATTGAAGAAAACAGTAGCTGCTAGCCTACCTCCTGAAACAAAAGCCAATAACGATGCAGAATTTGCTCGTGAAACCCTTTACGACATGATCAATAAAAGCAACGAGAGCATCGTAGAACTTATGCGCGTTGCTAAAGAGTCTATGTCTGCTCGTCATTATGAAGTCCTTGCTCAGATGATTAACGGCAATGCAATCATGGCCGATAAACTATTAAAGATTCATGCCGATCATCAAATTGTGCAGAACAATGCTATCAACCTTGCACGCAACAAAGGTGGTGCGGTCCCTGGTTCCAATGTTCACATCGATAAAGCAGTATTTGTAGGAACAACTAACGAACTTTTAGCCATGGTTCGTAGTGCTCAAGACAAACAAATTATTGAAATTGAATCAAAGCCAGCTGACGAAGAATAATGAAAGTTGTACCGATTATTCAAGTTGATGTTGATACATTCAAAGCCAACCCACGATTAAAGAAAGTTGGTCAGAATATTCCTTTAACCCAGGAGCAGCTTGAAGAGTACACCAAATGTGCTACTGATCCAGAATACTTTGCTGAAAATTACATTGAAATTGTTACTTCCGATGAAGGTGTAGCACCATTCAAATTGCGAGATTATCAACGCAAGATGATCCGCAAAATGCATAGAAACAATCGTGTCATTATGCGTGCTGCGAGACAGTCTGGTAAAACTGAAACATGTTCAGCCTATATTTTATGGTTTCTTCTATTCAACAAAGATCGTACATGCGCTATCTTGGCAAACAAGGAAGCGACCGCAACTGAAATCGTTGGTCGTGTGCAGGGTATGTACATGCGTGTGCCATTGTGGTTGCAACAGGGTGTGGATATTTGGAACACAACCAGTTTCCTATTAGAAAACGGTTCTCGTCTAATCAGTTCAGCTACCTCTTCTGATGCTATTAGAGGTTTTCGTATCGACATGCTTTATCTCGATGAATATGCCCACGTTGATAACAGTGTTGCCGAAGAATTCTTTACTTCTGTATATCCGACAATCTCTTCTGGTAAGAAATCTAAGGTAATCATATCTTCTACACCGAAGGGTATGAATCACTTTTATAAGATGTTTACTGACGCAGTTAACCACAGTAAGACTCGTTCACAGTTCAAACATATCACAGTCAAATGGGATCAAGTTCCAGGCCGCAACAAGTTGTGGATGGAAGATATGAAACTTCAGCTTGGAGAAGAAAAGTTCTCACAGGAACAGGAAGTCGAATTCATTGGTTCTGGTGGTACTTTAATCAGTTCGAAGGCTCTTAGGTGTTTAGCGTTCCAAGAACCTATTAAAGAAATGTTGGATCATAAACTTAAGATTTATGGCGACGTAATGAAAGGTCATAGGTACGTCGCTGTATGTGATGTTAGCCACGGCAAAGAATTAGATTTTAGTGCTATTAGTGTCATTGATGTAACTTCTATGCCTTATCGATTGGAGGCAACCTACCACTGTAATGATATTCCAGCGGAATTATATCCAAACGTTATTGCTCAAGTTGCACAGTACTACAACATGGCCTATGTTCTAGTCGAAAACAATGATATTGGTGCATTGGTATTAAAGATCTTGATTGATGATCTTGAATACGAAAACATCATTTACACCGAAGCAGATAAGATCTACAAGGATACATTAGTGTCCGCTAGAACAAATAAGGGTCCGGGTGTACGCACCAGCAACAAGACTAAGCGCCAGGGATGTAATACACTAAAACAATTGATCGAGCGTCAAGAGCTATTAATCCAAGACTTCGATGCTATTTCAGAACTATCCACATTTGTTATTAAGAAAAACAAAACCTATGCGGCTGACGAAGGTAAGTTCGATGATATCGTAATGACATTGGTCATGTTTGCATGGTTAACCTCTCAACAATACTTTAAGGATTTGACCAACGTCGATGCCCGTGGAAACCTATATGAGGCCGAACAGGAAGCGATACAGGCCGAGATTCCTGTTATGCCGATGGTCAGTGAGCCTGAGCTAGGCGTCAACAAATTCAAGCAGGATGGTGTCATTTGGGAAACCGTAGAAAACGACGGTGGTGACTATAAATGGAGCGGTTATAGCACTAACGGCTGGTAACCAATATGTTATAATACCCTCTGTTATAACAATCTTAACTATTAAAGAAACTCCTGATATAATCTCCCTGGAGGTAAATTATGAAGATTTGGAAACAAAACAAATGGTCTTATATTGGAGTCGTGATTGGCTCTGTACCTGGATTCTTTCTTGGTTGGCAATTTGGCGTTGTCAATTTCTTCGTTTGTTGTGCTGTTGTGACTTTAATTAATTGGTTGATTGAAAGATGAACAAACCAATTAATCCAGCATTAGCACGTATTCAACAGATCAAGTCTAAGGCAGGTTCTGGTGGTGGTTCTAGTTTTGATGATATTGAACCATTTATGAATCCGATTCTTGAACAAGCAGCCAAAGAAGTAGCTGCCGAGCGTACAACACCCGTTGAAGTGTTACCTCCGATTGAAGAAGATCCTGATGAATTGCGTGTAGCCATGCGTTTGGTTGCATTACAGGCCGAAGGTGTCGGTCCTGTTGCACCAACAAAGACAATTGTTTACACTGACACACGCGGTGCTATTGATCGCTTGAATGAATCACTCGAAAAGATGAAACCTAAGAGGGAATAAAGTGAATTTACCTTTTGTTATGGGAACCGAATTGACCGGTATTCATGTGAGTTATGATGAGGCTACTAGTGTCGCCACACATCGCAACATTGATTTTGATTGGTTTGAATTTGAAAGTAGGCGTGAAGCGAGCCTTAAAAATGTCAGAAATGATTTACGATTAGCTGCCTTAAAAATTCATGGCATTCATTACGACGACCATTGCCTAGAAATCTCTAGTAAGAAAATTTCTGACTTTGCTAGCTTGAAAAATTTCTGCATCAAGACACGTAAAATTATGCAGGATAATTTATTTTTCCCAAAGAATCCCACCACTGTTTGTGGTGGTGCCCATGTTCATGTCGGAATTAAAGACATGAAAATCAAGTATGAGATTGCTCGTGATTTGGTCATGCGTCCGTATTTACCTTGGGTATTTGGTGAACCTGATGAAGAAGGCGCTATGGATGTGTTAATCAACAAAAAGGAAGAATTTGAAGATTATGCTATTCGTGTGGCTAGCAACCAGCCCTGTTACGGTAGTTATAGTGCCAGGTTTTTATCAGCTTTGATGTTGCCGTTTAACCCTGAAACCAACTACAACAATCTTAGTGACTCGATTGGTAAGGAGACAATGTTTCGATTATCAGAAGGATACAACACGCTTGAAATTAGATTCATGGAAATGACAGAGACATGGGAAGAGCACGAATTACAGTTGAATTTTATTTCCCATTACATTGATTGGATGTTGATGAGAATTCTTACTAATCGTACTACACACATCAAGCTTATAACTAATAGAGAAATGCAGAAGATTGAACCGAAGGTCTGCGCTGATTTATTCAACGAACTGTGTTATGATATTGGTCTTAATCCTGATGATTATGCTCCATTTATTAAAAGAAATCTGTATCCACGCTGGCAGGATGGGAGAAAGAGACGATGAGTTTTATTACTGTTACAGTCGATTGGTCAGTCGGTATTTGGAATGCACATACACCGGCAGTATTTCTAATCGGATATGCATTGCAAAGTCACATTTTTATTATCCGCATTTGACTGTTGGACACATATTGGCACGCATTCTTGGAATCGTTACACCGTTCATCAGTTTCATTGTGATGATCGCAAACATGGATCGAGTGTTTGAATGGATCGGCAACATTTTCCGTTTCTTTGGTCGTCTATTTGATATTCCATTGGTGCCTAAGAGATGAACGATGAAGAGGAATTTTTTGAAATCATAGACAGTCATCCGATGACTGATAATGAAGCATCCGAACGATTCTCTAAATGTAACCCGCGTCTGTTACCTCTTTATGAACAATGGAATACAGCCGCAGCAAAATTACATTCTGAATATTGGGCATGGTCCAAAGATTATGATGAATATTTGGATACATTTTTAAAGTTAGCTGACGATCTTGGAATGCCATACGAAAAAAAATGGACGGCAGACACTCGCAAGAGATTAGTTGATTTAGAAAAGTATTTTTTAGAAATTGCTACGGTTTGGTCATGAGGATAAAATGAGCAAAGACAATCCATTTGACGACGAAGAAGAATTCATCGAACAGATCAATGAGCATGCTATTCCTCAAGAGGAAGAAATCATCAAAGAAACGATAGACGTTAATGCCATGCTTGTTGATGTCAATAAAGAAATTAAGAAATATTATGATCATCAGAGTCTCGCACAGATCACAGTATCATTTGAATTTGTGGATCACAGAGGCTATTCATATTGGGTTAATAGACAATACATGAAGAGGGTTCGTTAATTATGAAATCACTTACATTCAATAAAAATTCTTGGCATTATTGGTTTGTCAACAAAACTACCAGCTATTTTGAACTCAATGATGAATACGACATTTGTTCTTACACCCGTGCATTCATTGGTGGTGTATTCATTTCATTGTTCATGTTTTATTTTGGTGCCATATTTTCTGCATTTATTCTTTGTGCTTTGGCCTATTTACTTTCCTTAGTATTTCATTGGCACTTACCTGAAGTGATTAGAGGGTTTGGCATCAGTGGAGTTATTCTTGGTGGCATATTGCTAACAGCATTTAGTCTTGTGAAATTCTTTATCCATAAACCTAAAGGAACTGAACCGGGTCCGATTAAGCAGATGTACCGCAGCTGGAAGGATAAGACTTGCAACAGGATTGAATTCCAATGAAACCTCACGTAGCTAAACTTGCTGCTCAAATGCTTGAAGAGTATTCGAATAGACTCGGCAATGATGGCTGCAATGATATGTGGCTACCTGACACACCTGAAAACCGTCAGTTCCTCCTTGACCTTGCAAAGTGGAATGGTGAGGACTTGGAAGAGGAAGCAGTCATTCGTCCATCAAAGTATGGACTTGGTGTCTATCATGGCAACTCTGGTGTTGCTGCTTACCTTGCATATTTGTTGAAGAAAGAAAGTATATGAAAACAAAGAGTCCATTGACTAACTTAAAAAGTTGGAAAAACCTTTCGAGCAAAGATAAGGAAGAGATTAAGAAATTCGAAGCGTTTTTGCATCTTATAAGTACTCCAAGAGAGTTTGGTACAACTGTATACGACCATTGGAACAATTCATATGAAAGAATCTACGGAAAAAAGCGACGCCGACGAATTCTTAGAAATTCTATCTGGTGAGCCAGACATCGATGCTGTCACGGATCAAGTACAACAGATTTGGCTCAGAGGCGCATTAGGTGGTGA